GGCTCCGCTCGCGGAGGCGATCTGCCGTCAGCTGCAACCGGCGAATTCGACGGCGCTCGTGAAGACCGTGATGCTGGGCGAGAGCTCGCTGATCAGCGTCTGCCGGGACGCGGTGGGCGAGGAGGCGTGGGACGCGCTCATGGAAGGCTTCGCGCGCTGGGCGCGCGCCGGGCGGCCCGGAAGGTCACGGCGATGAGACAAGCGTTGCTCCTGATCCCGCTCGTCCTGGCGCTCGCCTTCGTGGCGTCTACGAACGAGCCAGACGATCAGGCAGCAGTGGACGAGTTTACGCTATCTGCGTTACGTATCGACCAGGTTCATCGAGCCGGGCGCGTTCACTTCGCGATCAGCGGCCTTGACCCAGATACCGTGCTCAGCGGTACCGCAAGCACTATTGCTGGTCGAGACGTGTTTGTGGTCTGCCTCCGCAAGGACGAGCCTGGCTACCCCTACGGAGCGTGGGGTTACGTCTATCTCTGGGGCGACAACGAGTACATGGCCGAAGAGGTCTGCGACGGGCTGCACGCGCTGATCGCCGAAGATTCGAGCGTTCCTGCCTGGAAACAGGGACTCGGCGTACTCGTCCTAGCACACGAAAGCTTCCACTTGAACCAGGGCATCAAGGAGCCGGAGAGCGAGGCGCGTACCGAGTGCCGAGCGATCAAGGGCTTCGACCGGACTGTCAAGCTGCTCGGCCGAGGGGACGCGGACGTGGAGCGGCTGCTGCCGTACGCGCTTGCGATCCACTGGCGAATCGCGGCGCTGGCGCCGGAGTACTTCTGGAAGCCTTGCAACGTGCCGAACTTCTGGCCTCCGGATGAGTCGTGATGGTCGGCCTGCTGACCTTCGTGCTCGGGATCGTGCTTGGTCTGACGGTTAGCCCGTGGTGGTTCCTGCTCGCCGCCTTCCCGATCGTCGTGACCGTGGTCAGGGGACCTCGATGAACGTCTGGGCGAGCAGGGGCGCGCTGACCGCGTGGACTTGCTGGAACCCGGAGGATGTAGATGCCCTCGAAGAAGCCGACTCCCCGAAAGCGCGCGCCGAAGAAACCGAACGGCCGGACACCCGCCGGCAACCTGCGTGTGACGCAGGAGATCAAGGACGAGTTCCTCGCGCTTCTAGCCGGTGAGAACGAAGACAATCGCCCCTACGTCCCCGAACTCGCGGCGCGCATGGTCGGCGTCCCCTCCCGCACGCTCCGCTACCACAAGCTGAAAGACGAAGCGTTCGGCGAGGCCTGGCACGAGGCACTCCGCGTCCGCGGCAAAGAACTCTTCGAACAGAAGCTGATGGACGTCGCGCTTGGCTTCCAGCGCGCCGGACAAGCGCAGATCCTGGCGCTGTTCGGGATCCTGAAGTCTCGCGAGCCCGAGGTCTGGCGCGAGGACCGACAGCAGGCGCTCGCGCTGATGGCGGCGAACGGCGGCCCGATCGAGATCAAGCTGGCGTTCGAGCCTCCGAAGCCGGTCGAGGAGCTGGCGCCCGTTGAGCGGAAAGCGCTTCCCCCGGGAGATTGACCTCCGCTGGTTCGAGCCGCGCGAGAAGCAGCTCGCGTTCATTCGCTCGAACGCTAACGAGGTCATCTACGCGGGCGGCTTCGGCTCCGGCAAGACGATCAGCGGCGGCTTCAAGGCACTCGCGGTCTCGCTCGCCTACCCGGGCACCGTCGGCCTGATCGGCCGGCAGACCGGGCTTGCGCTCCGGGACACGACGCAGAAGGTGATCCTGGAGGGCGACGACAAGCCGCCGATCATCCCGCCCGAACTGATCGCGCATCGCTCCGAGGCGAAGAACGTCACGACGATCAAGCTCGTGAACGGGAGCGAGATCCTCTTCCGCTCCTTCCAGGACTGGAACCCGTTCAAGCTCCGCTCGTTGAACCTCGGATGGTTCTACCTCGACGAGTGCGTCGAGGCCTCCGAGAAATTGTGGCTCGAGCTGAAGGGCCGGCTGCGCTTCCCGATCGGGCCACGGCAGGGGTTCGGGACGACGAACCCGAATGGTCACGACTGGGTTTGGCGGCGCACGCACCCGGACTCGCCGGTGCGGCAGGAGGACTCCGAGCTGCTGATCGCGTCGACGCTCGAGAACGACACGCTGCCGCCGGACTACATCCAGAGCCTGCTCTCGATGCCCGCCGAGTGGGTGAAACGGTACGTGTACGCGTCCTTCGACCAGGCCTCCGGCGCGATCTGGGACATGTGGACGCCGCAGGTGCACGTTGTGCCCGAGTTCGAGGTGCCCTACCAGTGGAAGCGGTTCGAGTCACTCGACCACGGGCGCCGCAACCCGACCGCGTATCTTCAGTACGCCGTCGACCACGAAGGCTTCCTGCTCGTGATCGACGGCTATTACTCGCCCGGCCTCGTCCAGCAGCACGCGACCGCGATCAAGGTCAAGCGCGGGAACCGGAAATGGCCCGCAGTCGTGACCGCGCCGGACGCGTTCAACATGGGCAACACCGGGCAGCGCGTCTCGGACATCTACCGCGAGCACGGCATCGAGATGGTGCGCGCGAACGACAACGTCGACGCCGGCCTGCTGCGCGTCTCGGAGTGGCTGACGAGGAACCCGACGCAGCCGTTCCCGGAATGGCACCCGTGGGGCGGAACGCTCGGCCCAGACGAGCTCGGCTCACCGATGCTGTTCGTGCTCGAGAACGAGGGCACGCGTGACCTGCGCCTGGAGATCCCCGACTACCGCTGGAAGGACCTCTCGCCGATCATGGAGGAGCGGCAGGACCAGCCGGAGGAGCCGCGCAAGAAAGACGATCACGCGGCCGACGCGCTCCGCTACGGGGTGATGTCGCAGCCGCGGCCGACACCGACGGCCGCCGATGTGCTCGCAGAGAACGCGGAGCGCGAAGCGGAACGGCGCGAGCGCGCGGACGAGCATCGCGCGGTCACATCGGGCCTATACGACCGCAAGTTTTGACCACTTTGGCCCCGTCGCTCTTCTGGAAGCGGGGCATACGCGCAGACGGGCCTGGCGTAACAGAGACCCGAACCTTCCCCTAAAGGAGTCCCCGTAATGAGCAGATGGCCGACGCTCGCAGAGCGTCTCGACTTGTACGTCGAAAAGACAGAAAGCTGCTGGCTCTGGATCGCTGGACGAACGACGACGGGTTATGGGCAGATCCAGCACAACGGCCGAAAGTGGAAAGCGCACCGTCTCGTCTACACGATCCTGCGCGGCGCGATTCCAGAGGGTCTTGAACTCGACCATCTCTGTCGCAATCGACTTTGCGTCAACCCTAACCACCTTGAACCCGTGACGACGCGCGAGAATCTATTGCGCGGCGAGGGGTCGACCGGGCGGCGCGCGCGACAGACGCACTGCGTTCACGGCCACGAGTTCACGTCCGAGAACACGCGGCGCGCGCCGAACGGCACGAGACATTGCAGAACGTGTGACCGGCAACGCACGCGAACGGCGAAGAGGCGGCAGGCGCATGTCTGAGCCAAACTGGACGCAACGAGCGACGCTGGAGTACGACCCGGTTGCGCACAGGCTGATTGCGCATAACGGGGGCTGGCAGTGCGACTCTGGGCCCGTCACGGGCTACATCTTCCGCTTTGTCCGCAGCGACGGCACGACCACCGCCGTTGTGCCGCCGTTCCGCGAGACGCATGACGCCGCCCGCTTGCGGCTGACGAACGGGCAGGTGAACGTGCTCAACCTGGGCGATCTCGACCGCGGCAAGTCGTTTACGGTCGAGTGCTACGGCGTCACGTTCTCCGGCGCTTGGGGCACCGAACCGGCGTGGGCGGAGTGGGGCTTTCACGCCGCCACGGACCGGACGACGGCGCCGAACCGGAGCACCCCCGTCTTCATCCCTCTGAAGGTCGAGCCTGCGTTCGCACCCCCGCCGCCGATCCTGATCGACCTCTACCCGCCCGCAACGGCAAAGAGCAACATCGTCAAAGAGGTCGAGCGCTACCGACTAGGACGAGCCGACACGACCGTCGCCGCGACAAGGCTCTATCTGATCGAGCTGCTGGCGCTGGACCGAGACGACGAACGCTGGCGCAACATCCGCGCCGAGATGTTCCGGCTGGTGCGCTCATGACCCGCGTCGCACTCTTCACGCTCGGCTTCTTCGCCGGTGCCGGCCTCTCGACGCTCGGCCTGTACTACGCGATCAAACGCGTTACCGACGAGGTGCTCGCATGATCGTCCGCGACGCGAACATCGTGCTCGAGATCAAGGACGGCGTCGCGGTCAGCCTCGTCCATGCCGCTGCGCAGAGCTGGGACAAATACGTCTACGGTGGCTGGCGCACCCTCGATTCGCTCGAAAGCCCGCCGTTGCGCTGGGTGTCCGCCTGCGGTGTGCAGGGCTGGGTGTACGCGTACGGCGGCTACGCGCTTGGAATGCCCATCTGCGAGGAGTGCCGCGCCATCGTGGATCCGGCGCTCGCAAAAGCTGCCTGACTCGGAGGTTAGCCCGTGAAGATCGGACGCCTCGAGATCCGGCGCGCCGCCGCCGCAACCGAGCCCGCCCCGCCTCGCCCGGACGACGAACTTGGCGCAAGCGGAACGGTGAATTTAGGCGGATTCCTCTCGCAGGACGAGTACAACCCCGCCCTCCGCGACCGGCCCGGCCTCGAAACGTGGGAGCGCATGCTGCGCTCCGACGACGCCGCCCAGGAAGTCGCGGGGCACATCACCGCGCCGATCCTGAACGCCAATTGGGACGTCGAACCGGCGGGCGAGGAGCCGCAAGACCTCGAAGCCGCCGCCGCCGTGCGCAAAGCGTACTTCGAGTGGCTCGCTCCGAACTGGGGCTGGCAGCAGCACCTCGACGAGGCGCTCGACCACCTCTTCCTCGGCCACTACGTCTTCGAGACCGTCTGGCAGGTCGTCGAGGACGAACTCGAATACGGGGACCCGAACGGCGAACTGCAGGACACGCCGACGGGTCGGCGCGAGAAGCCGAAGGTGCAGGTTCCGCGCCGCCAGTTCATCGCGCCGAAGCGATTCGCGCCGCGCCTCCCGAAGACGATCAAGAAGTGGAACGAGGAGGACGGCGACCTCGTCTCGATCACGCAGCAGACGTTCAAGGACGGCGACTGGCAGGACGAGATCGTCATCCCCATCGATGACCTGCTGCTTTACACGCATCGCATGCGCGGCAACGACTGGACCGGCCGCTCGCTCTTCCGGGGCGCGTACAAGGCGTGGACGATCAAGGAGCTACTGGAGAAGATCCTCGCGATCGCCGCCGAACGACACGGCGTCGGTACCTGGGTCGGCTACGTTCCCGAGCAGTACAAGAACGACTCGGCGATGATCGCCCGCATCGAGGCGATGTTCCGCGACATCCGCTCGGGCGCGAACTCGTACATGGTCTTCCCGGGCCCGAAACAGGCTGGCTCAGCGCAGGGAGCCGACGGATTCCTCGCCGAGCTGATTTCACCGACGGGCCAGTTCCCCGACCTCGTCAAGGCGCTGGAATTCTTCCGCGGCGCGATTAAGGGCTCGGCGCTGATCCGCTTCTCTGAGCTCGGCCACGGCCAGACCGGCGCCCGCTCTACCTCCGATTCGCAGAGCGAGATCTGGTACGACGCGCTGCACGCGACGGCGAACTACATCTCCGAGGTGCACCAGCCGCAGATCCGCCGCTTCTGCGACGCGAACTACTCCGGGCTGACCTGCTACCCGCGACTCGTCGCCTCCGATATCGAGTCGAAAAACCTGGCCGAGTTCGCCGAGAGCATCGCCCGGCTGACGACCGCCGGCGCGCTCGAGATGGACCGCTCGGCGCGCGCGACAGTGCGGAAGACGATCGACTTCCCCGACGAGGACGACCCGGAGAAGGTCGAGCGCGAAGCGGAGGAACAGAAGCAGCTGGATCAGCAGGTCCTGGAGATCGAGCCGCTGCAGCAGCAACCCCCGACGAAACCGAGGCCCCCACAATGACCTTCTGCCCCGCCGCACAATGACCTTCTGCCCCGACTGCGAGCGCGAGATCGAGGGCGACTTCATCGCCCACCGCGAGCAGGAGCACCCGCCGAGCCCGATCGTTGTGAGCGGCGCCGGCGGGATCGAGTCGCAAGAGGCGCACGGCTACCAGACCCCGGAGGACTAACCAATGGCCAATACGCTTACGAACTCCGGACGCGCGGCGTTCCTGACCGCGTCGATGGGCTGGCTCGCCGGTTCGGTACCTGGGACCTGGGTGCCGTACATCGTCGGCTCGTTCGCGCCTGTACCGGCGGACCTCGTGTTCCTGAGCGACATTCCGTTCGCCGCCGGTGCCGCTTGGCGCGCTCGCGGCACCTACCTCGTCTCGAAGACGGTCGCATCGGGGATCGCGGACGCGGCGGACACGATCGTCGCCGGCGTCGGCAGCGCAGGCTCTGCGACGGCGGTTTACATCGTCCTCGTGAACGAGACGAACGCGTCCAACACGTCGCTGATCGGCGCGGTCATCGACACGGCCTCGGGTTTGCCCTTCCTACCCAACGGCGGTGATATCTCGATTGCCTGGGACGACGGGGCGTCGCGGATTTTCAAGCTCTAGCCATGGCGATCAAGCATCCGTTCACCTCGCTCGTCACCGACATCGGCGGCCCGACCTACGTTCAGCCGACGCACTGGAACGCGCCGCACAACGCGCCGGCGGACCGCGTCTTCGACTTCGATCCGGGCGCCTCGTACATCGTCGCCAGCGTCCCCTCCTACTCGAACGCCGCCCTCGACTCGCCGTTCGAGTTTCCTGTCGGCACGGGCGCGCAGGGGCGCGGCGCGTTCGACTTCACCTACGTCGACACGGTCCGCCTCGCCATGAGCATCGGCTCAACGTTGAACACTCCGCAGTCGACCGGCTCAACCGCAGCTCGCTTCCAGTACATGCCCTCCGGCTTCCCCGGCTCCTGGTACTCGTTCGACGCGACCGGCGGCTCCGGCCCGTTCATCTCGCTCGCCACGGGCAACAACGCGAGCCTCTACCTCGCTTCGGCGAACGGTCTGCGGCTTTCAGCGAGCGTCGCGGTCTCGGCTGCGGCCAAAGCGCTGCCGCAGCCGCTGACGACGAGGATCGCCCTGTTCGGTGGCAGCGCTTCTTCGGCGGTCGGAATCGGCAAAGTCGTCGTCTGGGGCCTCTAGCCCGTGCCGGTCGGCTGGTACCTAATGCCCTACGTCGACTTCGCCGGCGTCGGCGCACCCCGCCTGACACGGGCGCTCGAGATCAACACCGACAAGTCGCTGCTCGCCCAGTTCACCGTCGACAACGGCCTGCTGCGCGAGCGGATGTGTCTGGGGAACCACGCGATCGTCAAGGTGTACGCGGATTCGACGGCGACGCTGCAAGCGATCGCGGCGCTCGCCGGTACCGAACGGCTGCCGAAGGACCGGCTTGACGACACGCTCGCCGACCTGACCGCCGCGCAGAAGCAAGCGCTGCAAGACCGGATCCTCGCACTCGGCTACACGCAGGCGGAGATCGACGCGGCGCTCGGCGCCGACATCGGAACGCACACGCTCCGCGACGTCGTCCAGTTCATCATCTCGAAGTGGCGGCGGGGCGGCTTCACGGTCGATCCGGTGACGCGGGCGATCACGGAGACCGGCCTCGTCGAGCAGACCGCAGACCCGGCGCAGGAGATCAACACGCTCGACGCGACCGTGTAGTAAGCCGAGGAGGCCGCGGTGGCGTTCCCGACTACCAGCGTCCTCGACAACTTCGACCGGGCGAACAACCCCAGCCTCGGCGCGAACTGGACGTTCGGGGTGTCATCGTTGCGGCAGAGGATCGCCGGCAACGCCGTCGGCCCGGACACGGACTCGGGCAACCAGTACGCGGACGATCTCTGGGCCGTCTCGACGTTCACCGACTCGGAAGCGTTCATCACGGTCACGGTCGTCGGCGGTGCCAGACGCGGCGTCTACGTTCGAATGGACGAGAGCTCTGGCAACGGCTACTCGGTTGAGGAGTCGTTCTCTACCGCGAACGAGTGGGGGATCTACCGTTACGACGGCAGCGTGGGGACGCTGCTAGGGACCGTCTTCAACCAAACCTACGTGGCCGGCGACTCGATCGGCCTCGAGATGATCGGCACCACCCTGAAGGCGTATTTCAAGCCTTCAGGCGGCTCCTGGGCGCAGTTCGGCAGCACGCAGAACAGCTCGACGTACACGAGCGGCAAGATCGGCTGCTTCGTTCAGGAGAGCACCAGCGCCCCCCGCAACGACGACTTCGGCGGCGGCGCGGTCACGGCTGCCGCTGCCAGCGCGGCATACGCCGACGTTCCCGCCTTCCAGACCTACCCGGTGGCGCGGATCCGCGGCGCGCAGGGGCAGAAAGCGGTCGGCGCCGATCCAGAGGGCGGCTTCGTTGCCTGGCAGGAGAGCGCGTTCCAGAAGCTGTGGCCGCCGACCACGGACGCGTTCATCACCGCGCAAAGGAACGCCTGGCAGGAGAGCGCGTTCCAGGTTCCATGGTCGAACGTCTTCCAGTGGTCGGGCTTCCAGAACGACGTTCCCCCCGACCTGGCATTCCAGCTCGGCTACGAGAACGCGTTCGACGATGGCGGCTTCCAAGACTCGGCGTTCCAGGAGATAGCAGTCGCGGTCGGCGGCGGCGCAGACATCCAGGCCGCGGGGCAGATCGCGAGCGGCGAGGCGTTCGGAGTCGCGAACGTCATCCGCATCCTGCGCGCCGCAGGCCTCGTAAGCGCAGAGACTTTCGGGACGACCCGGACACGCTTCGTCGTCCAAGCAGCGGGCGCGATCTCGAGCACGGAGGCGTTCGGCCAGCCCGACGTACTCTTCGTCGTCCGCCCCACCGGCATCACGAGCTCGGAAGCGTTCGGGCTCGGGAAGCTGCTCCGCATCCTCCGCCCGACCGGCCTCGCGAGCGCCGAGGCGTTCGGGACGACCAGACCACGGTTTGTCGTCCAGGCGGCAGGCAAGATCGCCACGGCGGAAGCATTCGGGCAGCCGACACTGACCTCCGTCTACCTGATTACAAACGCGGGTGGGATCGCGAGCGCAGAAGCCTTCGGCGACGCGAAACTGCTCCGCATCCTGCGCGCCGCAGGGATCGCGAGCGCCGAAGCAGTCGGGCAGCCAAAGGTGCTGTTCGTCGTCAAGCTCGCGGGCGGGATCGGAACCGCGGAAGCGTTCGGACAGCCCACGTTAACGTCGGTCTACCGGATCACGAACGCGGGCGGGATTGCCTCCGCGGAGGCATTCGGCGCCGACAAGCTGCTGCGCATCCTGCGCCCGCTCGGAATCACAAGCGCCGAGGCGTTCGGCGTCGCCAGACTCGGAATCCGCGGCGTCGGCGCGATCGCCAGCCTCGAGGCGTTCGGCCTGCCGCGCGTCCTCTTCATCGTCAAGGCCGCCGGCGCGCTCGGCTCGCAGGAAGCATTCGGCAGCACCCGCTCGATGCGGCTGCTGCGCCCCATCGGGATCGCAGGGCAGGAGGCGCTCGGCACACCGCAACGCCTGAACCGCATCCTCCGCCCCGGCGCGATCTCGAGCACGGAGGCATTCGGCTCGGCAACGCTGGTCAGAATCATCCGTGTCGTCGGTCTGACGAGCGGCGAGTCGTTCGGCGTCGCGCTCCTCGCCCCCTTCGATCCGGACGCCGTCCGCTCCGTACCCGGCGACGCCGGCGTATCCGACCGCCGTCTTTACGACGTGCTGATCGCGGACGGCGAGACGTGGCTGGTCACGATCGACGAGCGCGTCCTCTTTGACGCGAACGCCTCCGAGAGCGGACGCTACGACGCGAACGTTTCCGAGCGGGGCTTCGGGGACGCGAACGTCTCAGACAAGCCGGGAGGCTAGAGCGATGGGACAACCCTCTCCGCTTGTAGTCGAGACGCACGATCTCGGCGACTACGTTCAGTTCCGCGCCACCTTCACCGGCACCGACCTCGTCACGCCGCAGGATCCGAGCTCGATCTGCTTCCTGCTCAAGGACGCGCTCGGCAACACCGGCACGTATTTCTTCGGCTCTGCGAACGCGTCGATCGTCCGCTCCGGCACGGGCCTGTACTTCACCGAACGTGTCGTCTATCCGAGCGGCGGGTCTGGCGAGTGGCGGTTCGGCTGGATGGCGACCGGCGGCGTGATCGCCTACAAAGAGCATCGCTTCGTCGCGGAACGCTCGTTCATCCTCTGAGCCGTGCCGATCCTCGACGGTATCTTCGTTCCCAACTTCGTCCTCACCGCCGCCGAACAGGTCGTCAACTGGGCGCTTCTGAACCGCGAGATCCAGACGCGACGGCTGCTACTCGAACGCCAGGCGGGTCCGCCCGCACGGCGGCTCGCGCTCAGCATCGCCTTGTACGGGACGCCGCACCAGGGCCAGCACGCGCAACTCGAGCAGCGACTCGCCGCAGGACTCGCGCGCACCGCGCGCGTAGGGCACGCGGAAGCCAGGCGGGAGGTCCGGGAACTCCGAACGCAGTCCGTCAGCCCCTACGCGCTCGCCTACAGCATCCCCGATGCCGGCGAATACGGTCGCGCCGCCCGCGGCGGTCTCGAATCGGTCTTTCTGCTGATCCGGCGCCGTGCGCGGGAAACCGCAGCTGCGATCGCCGCCGCCGCAGCGGCCGAGACCAGCGAAACCGACCCCATGCTACGGGCGGTATCGGTTACCGCCGCCGCGGCGCGCACCCTGCATAACCACGTGCTCGAACTCGTCGGCGAGACGCTGAACATGGGCCGCACCGCCGGCGTACTGACGATGCAGCAGCCCCCGTCGTTCGCGCTTCGCTCCGAGCAGCTCGACAAGAACACCTGCGATAGCTGCACCCGCCTACACGGCACGATCGTCCAGGTCGACACGGCCGAGTACTACGAGCTCCTTCCCCCTTCCGGCTGCTTCGGCGGCG